ATATAAAGCTGCATTTAATCCATACTGTGCTGCTACTTGCATCCATGTGACTCCTGTAGCTAACTCGTGCATAATTACTGTCTGAGTCATCTGAAAATTAAACCAACTAGCTGATAAAGATGCTACTTTATTTGCTACTGCAAGTGCTATAGTCGCTATTGTATATATACCAATCGCTGCTATCACTCCATAGACAATTGGTGCAATAATACTCCAGTTCTGTGCAAAAATATTAACAACACTAAGTGCAGCATTAGTAATTCCTCCAAGCCCTTGTATTATTAATACTGCTCCTAATGTAATTCCTTGAACAAAATCTGAAAAAAAATCACTATTTAAAATGTTTTTTATAATATTTAATGTATCGTAAATATTTGAAGATATTGCAATCATAACATTCCGCATAGACACAACAATCTCACTAAATCTAACACTTTGTAATGCTCCACTTATCTTTCCGAGGGTTTGCCCAAAAATCATGTAGGCATCATTTTTCATCATTACAAGAGCTTGACTGAAGGTTATTGGCATACTTTCGAATTTCTTTTCTATTTCAGCACTTGCTTTAAACAAAGCATTTCTCACTACATCTGCTGTAATAGCACCTGTCCGAGACAAATCCTTTAGTGCTTCTTTGCCCTTGCCCATGCTTTGTGCAATCTTCTCAGCTAGAAGAGGAGCATTTTCCATAATCGACCTAAATTCGTCACCTTGTAATTTTCCTGCTGCCATCGCCTGCGTAAGTTGATACATTGCTGCACTAGCTTCACTCGCTGATGTGCCACCTATTACGAAGCTTTTGTTCATTAACTCTGCAAATTTTACTACCTCTGCTGAACTACCAAAAGCATCTCCTGCAAGTATTCCCAACTTAGATACTTGTGCTGCTGTATCTGCATAACTTGCCCTAGCACTTTGAGCAGACAAATAAATCATCTTATTCAGTTGCTCTGTTGTCTGTAAGCCATCATTCATTAAATTTAAACGTGCTTTTGTACTTGCAATTGTATCTGCTGCTCTTGTAATACTTTCTATTCCTTTTATTCCAATGTACATGCCTGCGATATTTTTAAGCCTAGAAACCAATACAGAACTTGCTTCACTTCCTCGTTTTATACTATTGTTAAAATTTTCTTGTTCATTTGCATTTCTTCCAATTTTCTGTTCTATCCTTGTGAGAATACTTTCTATATTATTCAAACTTTGCTGAGATGTCTGTATCCCACCTGTGTTAAGTGGATTATGCAATCTTTGTTGTAACCTTTCAAGGCTATTAATTGTTGTATTAATAGAATTAGTCATATTGCGAAATGCAGGTGTCATTCCATCAAATATTTTTATAGAAGTTTGTATTGTAGCCATATTTTCACTCTCCTCTCATAAATTTTCATATAAAAAAACACTTACTTTTGTAAGTGTCTAGTTATTATAAATTTAATAATTCTTTTTTCTTAGTATTAAATTCGTCTTCTGTTATTGCTCCTAAGTCTAATAATTCTTTTAATCCCTTTACCTGTTGTATTGCATCATCTGGATTATTTTGTAGATTCCCAACTTCATTATCTTTTACAATTATTGATAAAATAGATAATATTTCTTGTGCAGAAGAATATGCCATTTTATAAATCGAAGAATTACTCTTAGTTCTTAATTGTATCAAATTTACATAAACACTGGGATTACTTAAATTATTTAAGGTTATTTTTATCTTAAGACTATCTATAAAAGCTTTTGTTTTTCTTTTAGCTGTTACTCCACCAACAACAGCACCTACTCCTCCAAATAAAACTCCTCCTGCTAAAGCTCTTCCTATCCCACCTTTAGTCACAGTTTCACCATTTTCCAAAAGTTCATATTCTATAACATCACTGTAATTATAAACATTTAAACTCACTTTTTCTCTATTAAATCCATTTAAAACAATAAATTTCTTATTATCATCATCAAATTCTATAAGTTTTAATATTTTTTTTGTAGGATTAAAATTTTTAAGTTCTTCTTCTTTAGTATTCTTTGATTCAATAACTCTCTCGACTTCTAGTTTAGTTGGCAATCCATATAAATTATTTCCTGGGGTAAAGGTGGCAACTGCATATTTCTTAAAACACTCTTTACACAAAAATCCATCAGCTATTTTTTGTTTCCCTTTTTCTCCACAAATACAACAATTCTCTTTTCCGAATAACCCCATAATATTACCCCCTACATAATTTTATAAGATTATTATACTATATAAGTAAAATTTTTACATTATCATCACCTTCTTTCATTAAAAAAACACTTACTCATTTGTAAGTGTTTTTGAATTATTTTTAATTTTAAGTCCACATAGTTAATATAAAACGAGCATCATTTATCATTGCTAATCGTGCATTTGTACATTTACATACCACATAGTTAATATAAAACCATACACTAGATTCTACCCCAAAAATGAAGCTCAATATATTTACATACCACTTAGTTAATATAAAACGCGTTAATGCAGTACCATAACGATATGGGACTAACTAATTTACATACCACTTAGTTAATATAAAACAACATCCCAAACCCAATCCATAAAAGTATCAGCCTTATTTACATACCACATAGTTAATATAAAACGCAACCCCTAAAGACCTTCTAAAAAAATTACTCTTAGATTTACATACCACATAGTTAATATAAAACATATCTTTAAATCTCTTATTTTGTCCTTTCCAGTTATTTACATACCACATAGTTAATATAAAACACAGGTGTATTTACCTATAGAACAACAAGAGTTACATTTACATACCACTTAGTTAATATAAAACATTCAAGAAGTAACTGTAATTGTTCATCTGTAAAATAATTTACATTCCATATAGTTAATCTAAAACCTGGTCTTAAAAACATACATGTTGCAAAAGTGAATGATGAATTTACATTCCATATAGTTAATCTAAAACGAACACTAACAAAAAAGCTAAAAGTGGTCACTATATTATTTATATTCCATATAGTTAATCTAAAACGAATGATACATTAGAATATATATTTTGTAGTGAATGATTTACATACCACTTAGTTAATATAAAACCATCCTACTTAGATACTGCACAAATAGTATCGCGAATCTTTACATACCACTTAGTTAATATAAAATTGACCAGTACGAATGCGAGGCTAGCAATGATAAACGACTTTACATACCACATTGTTAATATAAAAACCTTGAGTGACGCAGCAAAAGGGGCAAAGGATACAGCATTTACATACCACTTAGTTAATATAACTCCTACCTATATTATATCATTTTTTACTACATAAAGCACTTGAAACAGTAGAATATCCAAGTGCTTTATCTATTTATTTAATTATTTTTCTCTAATTTTTTCTCAGAAAGTTTATATACTATACTTTCTATCTTATTATATATATCTATATCTGTTTCTCTTATTTTCAAAAGTTTAATTCTAAATTCTTCTTTTCTCTTTTCAATATCTATACTATCAAGTAAATTCTCATACATTGTATTACCCCCCCCAAAAAACTAAAATCTAATTATTTTTATACAATATATAGTAGTTTTTCTTGTCTCCTTTGATTGAGATAGGATTATTATTTTCTTTCAACCACACTTTGACCTTTTCTGTAACCTTATTAGAATATTTTGTTACAGTACCAGTCCAATTGCCATTCGTTTCTAATACTGTTTTCATTTCATCTTCTTTAATATCAAGCTTTCTTATAATTTGCTTAACTGCCATAAATGCTGGTTTATTAGACATTGTGTAAAGTCCTAATTTTTTTGCAATCTGCTTTGTATCATAAAAATGTTCCTTTTCTTCAATTTCAAGCGGAATATCAACTCCTGCTTTTTTGAAAAATGTCTTAGCAACAAGAAATTGCATACTTTTATCAATGTTTAAATCATCAAAAATTGGAGTTATTAACCTAATTGACTCATTAACTGTTTCTAATTTTTCTAATGCTTTAATTTCTTTCTTTTCTTCTTTAACTCTAAAATAACTATTTACCAATTGTCTTTGTACTTTCCAAGCTAAATCATCTGTAAAAGATTTCACTAACATCAAATAGCCTGTTTCAGTTATTAAAGTTAATCCACGATTAGGAATTTCTAAAGTACGATTTCCGTACTTTTCAAAATCACTTGCTTTTACAAAAAAGAAATCTTCATTCTCTATAAAATGTTTTCTATTCTCTGAGAAATTTCTCTTTGCTGTACTTCTGTTCTTTCGTGTACTTGGTCAATTTCTTTAAATGTCACAACTCTTTGATTATTAAATTCCTTAACTTGTAGCTCTTGGTTGTTAATTAATACTAGATTGTTCATAAAAATACACTCCTTAATTGATTTTTTTTAAGGAATGACATATACTATAATTAATGCATATGTAGTATATGTCAATAAGAGTTACTCAAACTTGGTAGGGGCGAGTGGCTCTTATTTTTTATTCCTTAAGTATATTATATCGTACACATTATATAATGTCAACATTACATAATTATATTATTTGCATATTATATATTGCAAACATTATATAACCAGTGTATAATATACTTAAGAGGTGAAAAAATGTATTTTAATATTGATAAATTGCTTGATTCAAGAGGCAAAACTAGATATTGGTTAGCTAAAGAAGTAGGTATAGCTTATCCCAACATGATGAAATTAGCTAACAATGAAACAAGTTCTATAAAATTAGATTTATTCGAAAAGCTTTGTCTTGTTCTTGAATGTACACCTAACGAACTTGTTACTTTATCTAGCAAAGAATAACAAAAGCACCTACTATTTAAGTAAGTGCTTCCTTTTTTCTATTTAGTTTTTCTCCACATAGTTAATATAAAACCAGGCAATGTCTATAACAATAAAAAATTTTGCAGCATTTACATACCACATAGTTAATATAAAACAAAGACTATAGTAATGACTTTGTTGGAATTATAACATTTACATACCACATAGTTAATATAAAACTTACAAATAAAAATAAAACAGTTGATTTGATAAACACATTTACATACCACATAGTTAATATAAAACTACACCTAAGATTCTGCCTTCTACATTTACATACCACTTAGTTAATATAAAACGATACTTGTTTCAATAGGGATAGTTGTTCAAGGATTATTTACATTCCATATAGTTAATCTAAAACGCTTTTAAACTTTCCTCTAATGCAATACTATCTGTACGATTTACATACCACTTAGTTAATATAAAACGACTTGTGTTTATAGATTTCTATATTTTTATTATACCACTTTTTAACAAACAAAGCACTTGAAACAACATAATATCCAAGTGCTTTATTTATATTATTTACTTATTTTTCTCTTCTTTTTTCCTACATTCTTCTTTCACTAAACTTACAAATCTATAAAATTCATCTGGATTTTCATTTTTCATTTTTTCAAAGATACTTCCAAGTTCTCTAATAAGTTCTATTCTATCCATATCAAGTAAATTCTCATACATTGTATTAATCCCCCTCAAAACTAAATTATTTAATACAATTGATAAATTTACTCAATCTTATAAACCACATGATAATTCTTCTTTTCACCTGCAATCTTAGTAGGTCTATTATTTTCCTCTATCCAATTTCTAACCTTATCTATTACACTCTTTGTATATTTATTTACAGTACCAGTCCAAGAACCATTCGTTTCCCAAACTCCCTTAACTTCGTTTTCTTCTAATTTTATCTTTTTAATAATTTCACAAACAGCCAACTGTGCTGGTTTATTACTCTTAGAATATATTTTCAGTTTAGATGCTATTTGTTTTGTGTCAAAATAATGCTCTTCTTCATCTATCTCTATTGGCAAATCAATTCCTGCCTTTTTATATAATGTTTTAGCTGTTAATAGTTTGGATTTATTGTCAAATCCTGCACCATCTAGCAATTCTTTTAACATAGATGTGCTGTTATAGGCTAATTGTAACTTTTCAATCTCACTTGCTTTTTCTCTTAGTTTTTTGGGATTAGCATTGTTAGTTATGTATGCACCAGTTTGTCTTATACTTGGTAAAACTTCATCGCTTATCCAGTCTTGGAATCTCTCAGCTTCTTCTTTTCTTGATTTAAAGATTAACTTATACACTCCACTTTCAGTAAGAAAATTTTCACCAGCATTGTTTAATTTTCGGATGTCAGTATTACTGATATCCGAATTTCTTAACTTTACAACTTGCTTTTCATTCATAAGTCTTATATTCTCATTAACATTTTTTATGTCTAAACAGTTTGCTACATCTTTTGAGTTGAATAAAATTCTTCCTTCAAATTCAAATACTTCAATCTCTTTTCCTTCAAACATCATTAATTCATTTTTCATAATATTACACTCCTTAATAATTGATTTTTTTTAAGGAATGACGTATACTATAATTGATATACGATAGTATACGTCATAAGGGTTACTCAAACTTTGGTCGGTGGGAGTGACCCTTATTTTTTATTCCTTTTGTTCCAGTTCCTCGTCGATTTTTTCTTCTAGCCATTCTTTCTTGGTTAGATTCTTTTCCTCTAACACTTCATCAAATTTATCTAACTTTTCTTTGTCTAAAAGTACACTAAAACCTCTTTTATCTTTTCGACGATT